AGAAGCTTGTCCAGTTGTTGTAAAAGCTGTAGTAGTTGCGCCTAAAGTAGCAGAACTTGTATATAAAGCTAATTTAAAACTATTGCCAGTGCTGTTGGTAAAATTATGAGTAGCAGTCAACAACTGTACTTTAAAGCTTGTTGTTAGTGTGCTTGTGATTGCCATACTTATATCCTCTTAATAATATTAGCTAAATCTTCATCGCCAGCTTTCAATAACTCTTGTATGAGACTTGCCTTATAAGATTTTATAGCATTTTTAAGGTAAATCAAACACACTTGACGAATTAAATCCTTATAAGCTCTAGCTTGCTCTTTTATATGAGGTTCATTATTGTCAGAAGATCCGCATATTTTATCAGTTAATTGCTCTGCCCAAAACTCAGGGGGGTGTCCACCAAACTTAGTTGTCGCTATTTCGACCATGCCTAATTCTGGAATCCCATCTGGCGTAATTTTAATTACCATTTGTTAGGATCTCCTGCTTGGGATTTTTTTAAATTAGAAGCATATCTATCTACATATACAAATTCTTGTTCTTTTTCTTTGTTGTCTAGTCTGCCTTTTTCTACTTGGCTTTTGTTAAAAACACACAATTTATTTTTATTATCGGCTACTATCATTTTTGGATCATCTAATCGGTGATAACCATATAATCTTTCTTCGTTAGGTATTGCTGTATCTAGCAAGAAAGAAGAATGTGCAACTTCAACTTTAATGTCGTTTTCCATGCATTTACATAGCCAAAACTCCACACAAGCTCTGCCTGCCTCGGCAAAATGTAAGTTACCTTTGTATGTAAAATCTATACCAAATAGCTTTAAACAACCTACTTTATTCCACATTGCAAATGCAATGGCATAAGCAACTGTATTATTTAGATAAAAACAATTAAATTCTGATACAACCTCATTAACTGGGTATTCAACTAAGCCAGGACATCGCTTATCTAATTCACAAGTATAAATTGGACCTTTGTGTGTTTTACAGATGTGAGACATAGTATTTGTTTGGCCACCTGCATCATCGGTTTCTAAGAACCTTGAAGCGGGATCCATCATAAAAACACGATCATGAAATATTACATTTGATACTGCATTGATAGCCCATACTTCATCAAAATGTACACCATGTGATTTTGCTAAGTCGTAATCAAACCAACTTTTGCCCATGCCTACTATAGCCACAGTTTTACCTTCAAGTCCCTTGATAGGTTTCATACTTTCTCCTTTATGTTTTAACTTACTTGTGAGCGAAGTGAGTCATAACGATATTCATCGCGTCTGCCTCTAGCTTCTGCTCTATTTTTCAATCTAGCTATGTTTTCTTGAAATCTAGTCTCGTAAGTAGCGAGTAAATCTGGTTCACCCTTCATAAAGGTATAAGCCTCAACTAATGAGCCATATAGTAAAGCATCTCTAGCATTTTGAGATAACCAAGTACCAGTTGTAGTAGTTACTAAACTGTTTGGTCGATAGAGATAATGCAACTCTACTGTGTAAGCAGAATCGGGTAATGGCGCGACAACGATAGTAGTTCCAGAACTTCCTGAAGTGCTGTAAGATTTATCGAAATCTGCGTAGTACAAAGGCAGTCCTCTTAGACTGGTATCGTCTATGTCAGGAGTATACTCCTGCATAAAACTGGGGTGCTTCTTTTCTAAAAATGTATAATCATTTGTTGTTCCATCAATGACTGCTAAAGAAAAACTTAAAATAAAATCTGTAGGGCATGTTAAAAAACGATTACCTACAGTTAAAGTACCTTGTTGGTTTTTTCTAAAGTAATCTTCTTGAACAAGATTAAATATACGATCTTCTGCATTTTTTATAAAATCAGGGATAGTCGTATTGAAAGTTGCTTCATCATTATCAGTGAAACTTTGAATCAATGCATATAATTCGTTATAAGTCATATTGTGATTGTAACCGTTCCTAGTGATGATGTCATTTTTGAAACTTTAAAATTAGCACCTAATAAAGCAGGATTCATAGATAAAGAGTTAATACTAGTAGAATTAAATACATTAGCATCACTTACAACAACAAAACCTTCGCCAACTTCTTTATCATTATTAGGCCGTGGCTTATACAAAGCTTCTGCATCAGTTACGGTTGGAGTAGGTCCTAATTGAGGTGCTTTAGGCTCAAAACATTCAGGGCAAGTCTTAAATTTATTCCATTCTTCTTTTAATTCATTTAGTTTATATTCAAAACCACAACGATCACATAAACCAAGTGCATATTTTCCAACTGCGTAAGCCATTAGTAGGTACTTCTTATGCCAGGTCTTACTTTAAAAGAAACTCTATCCTCGTCTTGGTCAGCAGCCCTTCTAAACTCTTCTTCGTATAATTCTTTTAGTAATTGTGTTTTTTCTGGCGCTCTTTTTACTGAAAGATAAAAAGCTAAACCAGCAGTAAAACAAGGATAAAAACGAAATGGCATATCCATTGTATTAATGGCGGTATCTGCATCATCCATTCTTATTAAATTATTAAAAACTAATATGTCTGTAGAGTTTTCTGGTGTAGGCCAAACTTTTATAATAGGTGTAGTTAATTTGTCAAAAAAGAACTGGGATGGTCTTCCTTCTGTAGATTTAGTAGGAATATTAGTATATTCAGATCGACCTACTCTATTCATGCTTGTATCAGTTACTGTGCCATTAATTGTACGTCTTAATATCATGTCTAATATATCAATTACACTAGTATCTAAAGGATAGGAAGCGGTGCTTTGAGTAACAGTTTGCGTAGATTCTTTTATAGTCCACTGATTTAATCCTCGATTAGCCCATTCAGCTAACATAAGATTAATTGATCTTTTTGCTGTTTTTAAATCATAACCTGTACGCAATTCAAGACCACAACGTTCATAAGCTTCTTCTACAAACTCAGTTACGTTAGGTTCAAAATTTGTGCTATTTGATATTGCCATTATTTTTTCTTAATATTTTTTAAAGTTTTTTGTAATCTTTGAGCTTGATTAGCATGTAATCTAGATGCATTTTTTAACTCTTTAATCATTTTTCTTGTTTGAGCTTTAGTAAGTTCTGCCATCTTAATCTTCCTCTGGAGCATATAGATTATTAAATGTAATGTTTGGATCTATATAACTTTCATGTTGTTCTGCTGAATGCGTCCATTGAGAGGGCATAAAGTCTGGCGCTCCCTCACCTACACGCCATAAAGCAGGATTTGTTGCTCTTACTCTATTATTAGGTAAGGCTACAAAACTACCAGTATATTCACCAGCTTCTGTTAAATATAACACATGTGACTGCTTATGTTGAGCAGGATCATCTGCTATTGAATTATCAGTATAATCTACAGTAAATAAATATTTACCTGTATGAAATTCTCCACCTATTTTACATAGCCAGGGGGATGAACTTACTCTGTCCATAACAACAATAGAATGTTCGTGACTTAAACAATCCCACGGTTGAGCTAAATGATCTTCCATTGGTGAAGGCCATTCACCTAATGGTATATCTGCTACTAAGGCTTGTATAGGCATTCTTGCCCACATAGCACCACCATGAACATTCTCTGCATCTTCCATGCTGTCTATTTCACAGCCAGTAAAAACTACTTGGAACGATAAAGACCTGTCTGGAATTGTATTAACAGCTATAGCAAGAGCATGTAAATACTCTCCATGATATTTGCTATGATTTGCTGTAAATTCTTTTCTTACCCAGCATTTAAACTGGGGTATGTTAGAAATTAAATATGACATAAGAATTGTAAATTAACGCTTACCGCCTTTAGCCATGTATTTAGTTCCTTTCGTAGCTCCACCTTTAGCCATGTATTTAGTACCCTTCATAGCACTACCACCTTTAGCCATATATTTAGTAGCTTTACCACCTTTTGCCATGCCTTTAGTTTTTTTTGAAGGACCGCCTTTTGCCATGTATTTAGTGCCTTTTACAGATCCACCATTAGCGTATCCTTTAGTTCTTTTAAACATATCTTTTCCTCAAGAAATTGTAGTTACTTTTCTTCTATCGTTTAATACTTTACCGCAACCTTTTGCAATAAAGCCACCGTTTTTCATTTTTATTCTATTTTGTTTTCTAATCTCGCCACCAGAATTTACAGAAACTTTAGCTGCTTTTGTATTTGCAACAACTGTTGCACTTTCTCTTTTTTTCTTATTTGCAGTTGAAGCTCTTTGTTTTTTAGTAAGACTATTTGCTTTTGACGCTGGTAAACAACGATCTGGATTTTTTTTATCTTTACTAGTACCACATTCTCCAGCAATATTGCCTTGACTATCTATTCTTTTCCAGTTTTGGTCTCTCCATTGTTTAAGCTGACCCATTATCTAAGCCTCGCTTTCATTACTCTGCCTTGACCTCTAATATCTACAAGTCCACCATGAGATTTGTTAGTTCTTTTAGATTTTTTAGCATAGTTTGGATCTTTACAATACTTAGATGCAGCCATGTTTGCATAGGCTGAAGGATATGTATCAAAGGTTCTTTTTGCCCAAGCTTTACCTTCTGGACAAATTTTACCTTTGCTTTTTGCTTTTGCAGCCATTTAACAGTCCCAATCTTTACGCGCCCAATAGTTAGCACTGCATCTATCGCTTTTTATTCCACCACTTCTAGCACAATAACTTTTTTTTCTAGCAGCACTGTTTTTATGCATACCCATTTTTTTATCGCCAAAAGTAATTCTTTTTACTTTACCGCCATCACTACTGGGACACATAACATAAACTTCTTTACGTTTTTTACCAAAACCGCCATTGCCCTGTGGAATAGCCCTGGGTTTATTAAGTGTTACTTCTTTATTTTGCCATTTCGCCATTAGGCATGAAATACAGTCAATGTAAGAAAAGTAGATACAGTGTATTGAATATAAATACCATCAGTAAATATTACTCCCTCTTCTGGTATGACTACATCTCTTGTTGCATCAGCATCACCAACAGAACTTAATCCCATAATACTTGTTCCTGAAGGAGAAGTATTTAAAAAATCAACAGTACCTGCTGTAGCTGTACTTGTTAGATAAACACCTTTAAGTCTGCTTCTTCCTGCAAATACAACATCTGCTGCTGAAGCATTAACTCCTGCTGAGACATTACCTGCTGGATTACCATCTGCTGAAATACCTGATATAGTTTTAAAAAACTTAGTTCCAGTAGCAGTACCTGCATTAGCACCTGTAATGGATTCTGTTTGAGCATCTCCATTAACATCAGTGCCAGTTACAGTAAAAGATTTAGCTGAATCATTTCCAGCAGAAAGGATCGTTACAATCCTTCCATGACTAAGTGCAACTGCACCACCTGAAGCTAACGCACCACCTATAGTAAGTGCTGCGTTATTTCCAACTGATGCTGCTGCCGATATTCCATCTGCATCTAAGGCTACTGTATCAGCAGTTATGGTAACTGCTCGTACATCTGACTTACCCATAATTTACTCCTTAAATAATACCTGTAAGGTTAATTAGTGAGTAATCGGTTGTTACATTAACAATCATAACTGTACCAATTACCTGAATAACATCTCCTGCTGCTGGTCCAACTGCACCAACCGCACCTAATGGTACTGCGTGGTTACCAACTACCAATGTTCCTGAAGTTAATACTGTTGCTGGTCCTGAGACTGCAAACCATCCATAAGCACTGGCAGCCATGTCTACTATTGTTACACCAAGTGTAGCACCTGTAGTTGTTGCAGCTTGACCTATTAATCCACTTCTTGGATCAGGAATTAAGGTAATTCTTGAACTTGTAGTTATCGCTGTTGCTAAATCATCGTAGCAAGTAATAACAATAGAAGGATCGGCTGAGTGATCATGTGCTGGATTAGATTTAATTCTAAGCATTTGACCTTCACCTGCAGCATCATTTACATAAAGATAACCATTTGCATATTGGTTAAGAGTTATGTCAGTACCAGCAGTCTCAACTGAGATTGCAGTTTCACCTGCGGCTACGCCAGCAGTTGGTGTTAAATCAAAGTGATGTGCGATTGATGCAGCGTGAGTTACACACTTACCTGCTGTTACAGCAGTTGCCGCTAATCTACCATATGCATAAACAGTATTACCATAAAGTAATCTACTGCCTAAAGGAAATAACTCTGTAAGTCCTGAAGTAAAAGGATCGACAGTATTTTTTTGGCTACCGCCTTTACCTACGATAAAGTCAGCAGGACCATATCCTGTTGTTGCTACATACTGAGTATGTGCACCAGCATCAGTAAAAATATTACCATCTGAATTGATTACCAATCCATCAGTAATTCCACCTGTTGTTGAATTTATATCAATTGTTCTAAAGCCTTTTTCGGACCTAACTGGTCCATTAAATGTTGTGTTAGCCATTTTATTCTCCTAAAAGAAAGTATCTATCATCTTGGCAAGTCTGCTAGGGCAGTTGATAGATTAATTAAAAATTCCCTAGATTAAAAAAAAAGGGGGAACATAAGCTCCCCCTAAGTGTTCTTACGAACTACCTGGTGAACCATAGATACCAAGCGGATCGGATACTCCAAAGGAATATCTTTCTCTAGCTTTATATCTAACATTACCAGTTTCAAAATCACCATCCATAGATGTTGTCATCGGTGCTCTGACAAAATGCTTCATACCATCAGGAATATCAGTAGTAATAAAGAAAGCATTAGTATCAGTTAAATAATGATTAACTGAATAGCCTTCTGGAATTACTCCATTAGTCTTGATAGCGTTGATGTCATTGTCAGCCGTTCCAACTCTATAGTCACTCTGTAGAAGTCTAGTAGCAACAAACTGAAGTTCAGATGGTACTATTAGTTTTCTAGGTCGTGCAGCAATTTTAAGACCTCTTTCATCAGTATATTTACCAATTTGGATGATCGCATCTTCTAAAGATGTTTCATTCAAGTCAGCTCCTACTGTGGGTCTATTGCTGTTAGTTCCGCCACTTACAAGTGGATGAGATGCACTAAATAATGCTACTCCATCACCTGAAGTAAATGCAGTGCTAAATCCATTGTTTAATGGAAATGCTGCTTTTACTTGCTTTGTGTAAGCCATTGCACGAGCTAGTGCTTTAGTATATCTAGCTGACAAAGAAACATATAGATTATCTTCCATAGCTTCCTCTGTAACTGAATATCCCATTGCGATAGTTTCGTGTGTGTAACGAGCCACAAAAGATTCTTGAGCAACATCATAACTGATAGTTGATCCTTCATTCTTTACAGGTGCTGCACCGAAGCCAGATAGTTTTAGTTCTTCCTCAAATGATCTCTCGGAATTCTCTGAAACATAAATTTCTTCGTGCTCGTTTTCGTAATTACCATACTCTTCACCAAATAAGGCGTTAAGTCCAGGTAATAGTTGCTTTAGCTCATTAGCTCTTGATATAGCTGCCATTATTTACTCCTTAGCCTATGCCAGTTGTGTTGAGCAATTGATGCCCTACATTAAACATTACAAGTACATCAGTGAACTCATCGCCAACTGCACTATCAGGACCATCGACAAAATCGATAATCTTTAGTGGTAGTGTGGCGGTAGTAGCTGCTGTACTCCCATCTACGCTGTTTTTACTGTTTCCAATAGCTGTAGTTCCTGCAGTTTGCACGATAGCACAATTCTTGCCCAAGTCATCTTGAGTAAGACTTTCATCGCCTTGCATTTGCATTATTACAAAAGGATCAGTAGCAACATACGCAACAATATCATCTGCAGCTATTGAAGCTGGAAAATATTGATTTGGTGTGAATTGACCTGTAGTAGGATCAGTGTAAGCACAACCAAGGAAAACACCAATTGGTGTTAAAGTCGCAGTACCAGTATCTTTTTCAATAGTGGTATTAGGATTGTTATCAGTTAACTTTACAATATCGCCATAGAATATGTCTGTAGCATATGCATTTTTAATTTTGTAATGTGTAACTTTTCCTTGATAAGGGCTTCCAACAATAGTACCAAGAGGTCTGCTCCCAAAGGGAGTTGCTGTGGTTGACATAATTGTCTCCTTATTAAATTAATAAAAAAAGATTCTAAGAATCTTTCCCAAAAGTTGTTTTCGACTTGCGTTCAAACACTTGTTTGGTCGCCATTCGATTGTCTTGGTCTTTAAAATAAGTGTTATCAACAGAGTCTACTTGAGAAGAAGCTAAGTCACTAAAGTGTTTATCTCTAGCTTGTGCTCTTTCTTGTAGCATACTGCATAACAATTGTCCGCCTATTTCAATGTGACCTTTCTTTGCCCATTCTGAGTTATGATCTTGCATATGTATTTGAAGTTCTGGATGATCTTCAAGTGCAACAGGTTTCCACCCCTCACGCATTCTTCTAGAAACATTTGGATTATCACTTTGCCCTAATAGGGTAGTTCTAATCCATCTGAATACTAATCCTTCTTGAGGATCAGGTTCTGGAAGATTACCTGCCGTATCCCAACTCATTGGTCTTTGATCGATTTCTCGACTTTCTATACTCCTTGGAGTACGCACTTGTTCTATAGGAGAGTCAGTCTTAACTTCCTTAGTGTTATTACTAATTTCTTTATCTGACATATTAAATCTCCTTTAATAATTGATTTGCATACTGCTCAGGACTTATGCCAAGTTGTCGTGCTAGTTTAACTTGAGTCTGAGTCAGACGGATTTGCGAGGGTTTCTTATTTCCGCTATCCCTCGTGGCGGATGCAACAACTGTTGAAGGTTGTCGTTTTTGTGTTCCAGTTTCGTGAACTACTTCTGTAGTCTCTTCTACTTGAACACCAAAAAAATTTGGATATTCTTTACGCATATTTTGATCTACTTCTGCGTAATATTGACTTGCATCTTTTTCAGGAAGTAATCCTTTGTTGCGAAGTCTTTTATCAATGGTTAAAGCGTATGAAGTCATCTCTTGATGCTCATCAATTGTGCTCATAAACCAAGGATTCTTGCTCGACCATGCTTTCATTTCAGGGTCTAGCTCTTGTTTTTGTTGTACAGGTTGTTGTACAGGCATTTTGCTAACAACTTGTTGTTGTACATTCTGTGCCATGCTTGAGGACTGTTGCTCTGCAAGAGTAGCTTTAGCTATCATCTCTTGTGCTTTAGTCATTCCATCAGCATCGCCTTCTTCGTAGGCTTTCTTAAATTCAGCATTAGCACTTTGTTTTGCCCACAAAGCATTGTTATGTGCTTGTTTGTTTAATACTTCTCCGCCTTGTTCAACCATTGCTTGTAGCCTTTGGTTTTCAGACATCATAGTTTGAAGCCTTGTTACAGCTTCTGTAGACTCTCTTGTTGCTGCTTCTTTTGCTCTGCGTTCTTCGTGATACTCGTATTTAATTTTAGCTATGCGATCAGCAGCTCTTTTGCTGTAATCAGCTATCTCTTTGTCTACAACATCGTCATCAACTTCCACTGGAGCATTTTCAGCTTTTGGTTTTCTGCCTTGGTCTGCTTCAGGGGTGTCATCAATAATAGTAACTTCCAAGTCATCTGGAATGTTATTATCAATTTCAGTTTGTTTTCCAAAGAATTGATCTTCTTGTGTTTGTGGAACAACACCTTCAAAGTTAGGCTCTTCATTAATTATTTCTGCTTTACTCATGCTCTTACTACTCCTGTTGGATCATCGACCACCGCTTCCACAGTGTCATCATTTATTAAACGAAATTCTTGTCCATACATTTTTATGCGAGTGCCTGAATAAGCACGAAATACAACCCAATCACTTTCTTTGCACCAAGGACCACTTGGGAATCTTTTAGTATCTTGGTAACACTCGTTTCCTAATTTAAGGACATAACCACAAATGTTACTAACTTCTTCATCTCTTACAGTTGTAGATGCCTTAATGATACCGCCATCGGTCTTTTCATCTATCTTAGGCATTGCTATAAGAATTTTCCAACCTTTAGGTTCTGGTAGTTGGCTTTTAACATCCTCAGCTACTACAGGAGTATCAACACTCTCTGGTTCTGGGATACTGACTTTTTCTTTTTTACTCATATTTTGCACGACTTTAGGAGTCGAGTTCCTATAATTTTAAAACTTTTTCTACATAATCCAGTAGTTCTCGTTCTGCAAGGGCAATACCCTCGATAATTCCAATCATCTTTTGATACTCGGAGAAGTCTTTACAAGCTCCTGTAGCAATATGATCAGCGTGTTCATTCATCATAGAACGCAATTTTAATTTCAGATGTTCTGAAAGTGATAGCTCTGTGATTTCATTTAACATACTAATCGCTATCTTTTAACATATCCTTGGCAATGTCAATACCAATTTTAAAATCTTTTGATGCTTCTTTTTTTTCATCTGCTTCTTTTGATAGCAGATCACTAGCAACTTGCTGTCCTATTTTAGCACCAGCAATTTCTTGTTCTTGTTTAATTCTTGCTTCTTGTATTTGTTTATTCGATGCAGCTTTAGTAGCATCAAGCATTAATCTGCCTTCGTCTATTTCCATTTTAGCTTTTGCTTGTGCTTCTTTTATTGCTACTTCTTTTTCTTTGGCTTGTATAAGTGGGTCTTTTTGTTGTTCTTGTACTCTCTGCTGTTCAGCTTGAGCTTGTGAAGTACCTAATACTCTTTTGGCTGCTTCTGCTACAAGGCTTGATATACGCTTCTCAACATCTGCTGGTAAAGGTTCACCTTCTGCTGGTAACTCTACGCCCATCTCTTCTTCAACTTTCTTTCTATACTGCATAGATAAATGTTCATTAATGTAAGCTGAACCAGAAGCAAGGATAGAAGGAGCATTTGGACTTTGCCCTACTAGCTGTTGTATCTCTGGGTCTTGTTGTGCTGATGTAACGACAGCAATATGTGCCTGATGATCTTGATCAATAAATGCTTTAACAGGTTTGCCATTAATAATGTTCTGCACTGCAGTAACTGGGTCAACTGGTTTGACATCATCTGTATCTGGAATAATATTTTCTACATCTTCAATGCCTAATACACCAAGCATTTGTCTGTGCAGTTCAGGCAAGTTATACATATCAGGAGCTGATTGAGCTAACTGCATTGCAGCTTGATATTGCATAATTCTTTGAGCCATTGTTGCTGCGTTAGGATCAGATACTGGTAGTACATCTACTCTGTTATCAAAATCCTCTGTTTTAATATCTTCTCCTTCATCTGTCTCATATGGATAGGAAGGGTCTGTAAAATCTTTAACGATACCAACTAAGATATTAAACTCTTTACGCATAGAAGCGTGGAGTCTAGATTGAACAGCACTCATAACTTTTTGATTTCTTTCTAGCAATGCTAGTGTAGTTCCAACAGGTGCATTGTTGCTCATATCAGATACTTTCATATCAGACATACTGGCAAACCTTCTGCCTTCTTCTACTATGTTTCCTAACAAGGCAAACAATGTAGACGATGGTTCTTTGTATGGTAAGAATGTAATGTTGTCTCTAATAGCACCACCTGGTACATCAACATCTCTAAACTCACCAGGCATTATAGGAGTGTCATCTCCTTTAATACGCAATCCTCTTGCTTTTAAACCACCAGGTAAATTACTTAAAGTACCTGCATCAACCAATTGTCTTAGTATAGATGTAGCTGATTTAGCTAATCCACCTACCATGTGTATCAAACCAAACCCATAGAAACCTAATCCTGGTAGGTATTGGTAATGAACAAAGTGCATTCTTCTAATTTTCTTTGCATCATCTTCGTAGTAGTTTCTTCTTATGCTAAGAATAATGCCACTTGGAAAATCAATGGTAACAACATAAGGTATTGCTATGCCTGTGTGTTCTCCGTTTTCATCTGTATCTTCAAACCCTTCGAGGTCTAAATCTACCTGCATTTCTAATATTGTATGGTTTTGATCGTAGTTGTAAGTATCGGACTCACCTGTAATTTCATTGTACTTCTTAGTAATATCAGAATTTTTCTGTGACCCATCAGGTATATCTATGTCTTTATAGAAACCATTGAACTGCATCTTTCTAACTGTGTTAGAAGATTTACGCATAACATGAGTAGCTCTTTCACAAGTTTCTAAATCACTTGCTCCGTAGTTCACTACAACATCTTCTGCTGGTACAAAGATAGAACTAGGTCTATCTAAGCTAGGATCAAAATAAACTTTTCTAAACGCAGAACCTGCCAATGGCAAGGAAAATAACATCTTTTCTGTTTCAGTTCTGTACTCTGACATCTCATGTGTCAGTAAGTAGTTTAAGTAATCTTCTACTCTCTGCGATTGTTTTTCTTTTTCTTCTGTAATCTTTCCTACTATCTTAGTTCTAACTGGTCCAGCAGCAGGAAACATTTCTGTAATTGATTGGGATTGAAAGCGTATAACTGCTTCACTAAGCATTGGATGAAATACACCACAAGCTCCTGCCCAAGGAGTTGTTCTTTCTTCTATCTTGAGTCCAAGTTGGTCTAAACCTTTTGTGTATGTTTCTTCCCAATCTGATCTTGAGTCTTTGTCTCCAGTGTAGTCGCCAACAAGTTTAGAGCCTAGCTCTTGTAAGACATCATCTTCTATGTGTTCAGCTAAGTTAGAATCAAATTCTACATCGCCTATGTCTTTGGCATTAGGATCAAAATCAATAATCATTCCACCATCTTCGGTTTCAATGGCTACTGAGTCTGGGTTCTCTATAGCAATACTTAATCCTTGTTCTTGAGGGTCTTGTTCTATTGTTCCTTCTATAGGCGTAGCTGGTTGTCTTTCTATAGCCAATTCAATCTCCTAATAATAATTTGCGGTACGATTATGTTCCAAAGGCTCATCCTCTTCGTCTGAGTGTAATGGAATAAAACCACCTTGTCTGAATCTTAACAGAGCTTGCGTAGAGCTATCAACTAAATCGTCATGTTCCATATTAGGGAAACCTGCAAATTCTTCTACTACTTCTTCTGCCCATCTTGTTGAAGGAGCATAAATAACTCCTGAAGCAAAAAGATCAGAGACTGCATTAACTCTTGAAATTTTATCGTTACCTCTGCTAGGAGTGTATTCTTGTACAGGTATACCCATAGCTCGTAATTCAAATATTAAGGGCATACCAGCAGCCTTAGCTTCTACAATAAAGGCATCTGGCTTGTATTCGTTGTATTTTTCCATGGCTCTTCTTTTAAGATCAGGAAACTCTAGTCGTTCTTTGTAAGCATCTAACAAAATAACAAAAGGAGAAATCATCCCATCGTCATCTTCTTTATAGAATACTCCCCATGTAGTACACGCAGAAAAGTCAGCTCTTTGATTTTTCATGAAAGCTGTATCCCATGACTGGATAATAAACTCACAGTCAGGTGGTTCTCTGTTTTCCCACACTTGCCACCACTCTCGTTTAACCAAAGCTCCTTCCTCTGAGGTAGGGTCTTGTTGATATTGAGCCATCCACTTACTGTTGGGTAGCTCGGCTTTCAAAGCCTGTAACTCTTCCATCTTCCAGAACTCTGCCCACAAGGGGTTTCCAGAAGGCATAATTGCAGGAAGCTCTATGACTTCCCACTGGTCAGCACCGCCACGCTTTAAACTAGCATCGACTACTTGACCTGTTAAATCTTTGTTGTGCCATCTAGTCATGACCACAACGATAGAACCATTCGGTTGCAAACGCTGTCTCGGACCAGAGGTGTACCATTCATAGGTACGATTGAATACATTGATGTCTGAAGAAGCTCCCTCTTGCTCTGAATGGGGATCGTCAATAATAAGTAGATCAGCACCTTTACCAGTTACCGCACCACCTACACCAATCGCAAAGTAATCTCCGCCTTGGTTTGTGTTCCACCTTCCTGCAGCTTTTGAATCTGATTGCAAACTAACATTGGGAAACACAGCTTTGTAATCGGCACTGTTGACTAAGTTCCTAACCTTCCTACCAAAGCCAACCGCTAGTTCAGCAGTATGGGCAGTCTGGATAATCTTCTTATCTGGGTATTTACCTAAGAACCACGCAGGGAGCAGGTACGAAGCGAACTCACTCTTGGTATGTCTAGGCGGCATATTGATAATCAAACGCTTTAGATCACCTCTTGCAACTCTCTCAAAGGCTTCAGCCATAATCTCATGATGTTTACCATGGATAAAGGCTGACCACATCTCCCCAACAAAGGTCATGAAGTCATCGTGGCACTTTTCTCTGGCTTTTGCTTTGTCTAACTCTTCTAACAGAGAAAGAAGTTCTTGCTTTTCATCAGAGGATAGATTCTTGAGGTTACTTAATATGCTTTTGTTCATACTTACT